AGATTTTCATCAGATACAACTGCCATGTACTTGTTATAAGGCCCACGTAATGCTGGAGTTGGAATCAACTGCAACATACCATGAGGTGTTTCAAGTACTCTATAGTTAAACCCAAGAGAATCACGTTTCATGTCTCCAAGCTGAACTGTCCAACCAGAGTTGCCAGCTATACCTGAAGAACCAGCCATTTTAGACCAGTAACCTAAAGCACCAGCTCCAACAAAAGCACGTTTCACACCTGCTTCTGGGATATACTGGAATACTTTTTCCATGTCATCTACAAAGTTTGAATACCCATATGAACTATCTACAGTAAATACGTTTTGTGCATCATGTGTTGATGTAGCTTCACCATACTTTTCTAAAGCAGAAATAATTCCATAAGTTGTTCTTATAAGATTACCATCAGAATCAGACCTTCCTCCGTCTGCAAATGTGTCATCAATGTTGGCACTTCTGTTTCCTGCATCGTAAGAGGCCTCACCTAATCCAGTTCCACCAACTCTCTGTCCAAACAAAAATGCTTTCTCTTTTTGCATTTTATGTTCTTGAGCTTTCATTCTACGAAGTCTAGCTAATTCAGATGATTCTCCTCTTAATACTGCTGCTTCTAAAGTACCAGTAACTTGAAGTGGGGTTTTAAAGATTTGACAAGAATTGTATACAACATCTAACTCATCTGCCCATGCTTCAGGAGCTGAACTACCTTCTCCATGTGCATTACCAATTACTATACACTCATCACCATCTAACATACTGTAATCACTACCGCTTTCAGTACTAATAGCTTTGAACTTCACATCTCCACTATCAACAGCAGATATAATAGCTGTTGCTTTCTTTACACCACTGCTTCGTATTTCTACAATTAAACCAATCCATGATGAATCTGCTGGACTAGATAAACCCTGAATTCCATCAACATCACTATAATCTGTTGATGCTGGAGATTCAGTACCATCTGCTGATAGTGTATCTGCTTCGTTTATGTTAAATGATTGTTTTACCCAAGGATTACGATGTTCAAACATCTTAAAAACTGGGTCTGGGACATTTCGCATTTCCTGATTACTAATCATGGTAGTAAAAGGGGCAACGTCTGTCCATAGCTCCTTAGTGACCTGCGGATCGACATAAAAATTCCGTCTATCCGTATAAAGTACACCAGAAGCTTTTAGTAGCTTTTCTGTAGCTGCCATTTGTAACTCCTACGTTATTAATTATCTACCTGTAGCCAACAGATAGATATTCTAGTTTACTTTATAACTACACCCTACCTAGTAAAGCATCGCTAAACATCTGCTCATCAGATTTAGGTTGTTCTGCTTGACCAGTCTGCACTACTGCAGTTTTTGGTACGCTTAACCTATTTGCTTGATTTTGCATTTCTTCAGTACGTTGTTTTACAACTGGGTTAGGGTTCGTTCTTAATTCAAACAACTTAGCCAAGTTATCAAGAGTTAAGTTTTCAGGATTTTGAGACCATTGTACAAACTCCATTGCTTTATTCTGCTCCCAACCAAAATTGTTAATAGCATGACTCATAGCCTGCTGTTGAACCATTTGAGTTTGTTGCTGTTGCATTTGAGCTTGATACCTTGCCTCCATTTCCTTTTCACGAGCTTGATCTTTTTTTGTTAAAAAGTCCATGTACTTATCTCTGTATGACTCTTTTGCTACTCGATACTTAAACGATTCACTTTGTGGATCATTGTATGCATCTACCTCATTGTACGAATGTGGTCTTTCAGGTGCTGTAGGCTCCTTCAATGAAGGCTCTTGCAATCCTTGTTGAGGGTATGCTTGAGGTTGTCCATTGGAGACAGAGCTTTGTTCAGCAGGATTGGGATTAGATCTATAGTACTCCAATTCCTGACGTAAAGCATTAAGCTCTCCCTTGGCTTTGTCAGCTTGTGATTGCCAATATTCAAAACGAGTTGAGTCGTCTCTAGGGGAAGTTTCTTGTGTTCCTTGCGTAATTGTATCAGCCACACCAGTATTAACTGGTACTTCCCCATTAGGTATTGCAGGTTGCTCCATATTGAGCATTGCATCCTCTTTTGGTGTCTGATCAGCATTACTTACTTCTACGATATTCTCCATTTCTTTTCCTTTGCGATTTGGTTATTTCCAGCAACCGCTTTCTTCAATTCTTTATTTAAATAAACCATATATATAGTCTAATAAACTAGGTGCTCTTTCTGCCTCAAGAGCCGCTATAAATGTTCTTTTGTTTTCATCATTGTCCATAAAATATTCTGGTATATTTCTAGGAACTGGTAAATTTCTAGATACATAATAATTATTTATATCATCTGGAAATCTGTCATCTCTTAATAATCTTTCTGGCCAATTTGTTTTTTTATTTCTAGGCAATCCGTAATTAGGAGGCATTGTGTAAGCATCTGGATTTCTAAAACTATCTGGAGAGTTTTTAAATGCAAATGATCTTAAACTATTACTTACAGCTTCTGGTAACATGTCCATAATCATAGATTTATTTCCATACACCCCAGCATTATTAATATTAAAATAGCTAGAGCCTTTTTTATCTGAATAGTTTTGAAATCTACCATCTATGTATTTATTTGGATCATTCATTATTACACCAATCCATGTCTGTTTAATTTTTCCATTATTTCTTCATCTGTATCAGCAAATTGCCAACCCTTGTCGTCTTTTCTATACTTTTTAATAATTTGCATTTTATCTAATGGATCTTGAGCATTAACAAACTCTCTAAAACCTTTATCGTTTTCTACATAATGATCTACTAAACCACCACTAAGCATTTTCATAAAAGCACCTGTTGTACCTCCACCCATCATGTTATGCCATACATAAGCACTATCTTTCATATACTTTCCTAATGCTTCGCTATTAACTTGGTTATTCATTATCTAAAATCTTCTGGCATCATTCGATTACCAGATGGTAAATCTTTTGTAAAAGGATTGGCATATTCTAAAGCACTAGGTATATAATCTTCTTTAGCTTCTGGATTTCCTGATATTCTCATCCATTCCTTAGATCTCCACAAAGCATCATCTGTATCATTTGCTTTACTTTTTAACATTTGTTCTTTTTCACTTATACTAGCATTAACAAATGCTTCGTAATCTTTGCCTTTAGGTTCACCTACAAAAACAGACCATAATATTTCATGGTCATTTAATCTTTCTTTATAGAATACATCTTTAAATTTGCTTTGATCTAAATTTGCGTGTGCAGCGACACGTTCTTCACGTGATTTGCCAGATAACATTCCTTTAATATTAGAATACAA